CATTTCGCATAGAAATCAGCTGTAATTTCGTTCCGACAGGGTACTTTTTTCGCAGCTGTTCCAGATATGATTCACTCGGAAACTGCATCAGTATCACCAACCTTTCTGAATGCGGAATTACCGGACAGATGCCGGAGAATGACTTTTCTTGCCGCCTTGAATTCTGCACCCACCATTCCCAGACGAATCAGGAAGCACCGCATGGTGTACTTGGGATTGTCGGAGGTGTCCGGCTTGCGGTTGATGCGGTTCTGGTTCTTGGCAAATTCGCAGAGCATGGAAATGAAGGTGCAGTAAGCATCTGCATCGCCGTCCTGTTCGACCGTGAACCATGGAAATTCCACCTTTTCATCAGACGAAATCATGTCCAGCGAACCGGTTTGAAAAGCAGCCTGAAAAAGGGCAGACTTGTTTTCGCAGATCTGTCGGAGATTGCCCAGTGTATGCTCCGTGAAGAAATCGGCTGGCATCTGCACCGTCAAGCCTTTGGATTCCGGTTCTGATGTATCCGGAACAGCATAGCCCCGACTTGCCAGTTCGGCAAGAAGCCGTTCTGTTTCCTTATGGTCGGCTTGGTCACTGATTTCCAGATCACCGGACTTGGTAACGGTGTAGCAGTCCCCGATTTTGTAGGCACAGGTGGGCATGAATTGATATACTGCTGGAATGCCGATAATCTCACTGATGGCTCTCACCAGTTCCTTTCGATTTTGACTGTGATAAATAATGGTCATGTGAAAAACTCCTTTCTTTCGGCGTTTTTGCTTTCGCCATGACACATATTAACTCTGTTTCCCACAGATAGCAACTGTGAGATGTGTAGAATGTTTCGGCTGTCATTTGTAGCAGATCACAAATCTGCCCAGACGATTCCGGCAAGCACAAAAACAGCAACATTCAGACAGATGCCATTCCCCCAAAGGCGGTACTCTGCTGCATCACGATATGGATCTTGCAGCCATTTCTGTACCATCTTTCGGCTTTTGGGACGGCTCTCCGGTTTTACCGCTTTTCGGTATTCTTCAAAAATAGCTGCCCATCGGTCGATCTCTTCTTCTGTGGGATTTTCCGATGCCAGGTCACTGCACCACTGATCCGGAAATCCCTGCAGTCTTGCACATTCCTGCGGTGTCAGTCTGCGAACCGCATAACCGATGGAAACGATGCTGGGGTCTTTGTGGTCCCGTGCCAGCAGTGTAGGGGTCGTTTCCCGAAATACACTGCTGAAAGTTCCCGGTAGAAGCAGCATACACTGCATGATGGTCGGTAGCATTCAAAGTGAAAGCGACCTCTTTGTTGACACCGCCGCCCTGCGGTCCGTTTTGGTCAGACCGACCGATCATTGAACCCTGCAAAGCATAACTTTCCAGCACAGCAATACCGCCTTGGTTTTTTGCTGGTGACTGGTCGCTGGTGTCCAAAGTACGGGCAGTGTCTGCCTCATAAATGCCGCTATGCGGATTACCGGAAAGCATGGCATTGCTGGAAAAGGAACTGATGCCGTATGCTTTCGGCTGAAATACAGTCTGGTCATTGTTGCAGGACAGCGTAGCAGATTTGTTTTCCTGTATCAGACTGCCTTTTCCACCGCCGGCTTTTCCGCAGCGAATCTTCAGTGTTTTCGGTGTATCCATCAACAGCGGAACATTTCCGCCGCCGGTTCCGCATCTGGAAGTCAGTGTCTGTACTTTTCCGTTCTCAGAGATCTGAAGCCGGCTGTCAGCAGGATGATTTTCCAGTACACAAGGCGGATGATGGGCTTCTGCACGAAGGGTGGCAGTGCGTTCTTTCAGAATGTCTATGCGTTCTCCGCCCTGGTCACACAAGCACAAGCCTGCCGTTCCAGAGCTGTCCGCAGCACTTCCGGCAGTTCTTTGCCACGCACGGAGGCTCTCCGCAGAATACCCTGACAAGCCTTCGGACTCAAATAGTATTTTTCCGGCACTTGTTCCGTCAAAATCTGCGACAAGAAAGATCCGTTTTCTTCGCTGGGGCACTCCCCAGTATTGTGCATCAAGAACTCGCCATGCGAGGGAATAGGATTCTGCCAGAATCTCTCCGGCTTTTGTCCATTTTCCCGCAGGTCGAGGAATTGAAATGCTGCTGTCTTTGACCGAACAGATGGCTTCGAGGACACAGCGGAAATCTTCTCCGCCGTTGGAAGAAAATGCTCCGGGGACGTTTTCCCAGACGATGTATCTTGGATATTTGCCATTGCTTGCACACCTCATTTCTCGGATGATACGGATTGCTTCATGAAACAGCGAAGAACGGCTGCCGTTCAGACCGGTTCTTTTTCCGGCGATGCTCATATCCTGGCATGGACTCCCAAAGGTGATGATGTCCACAGGCGGCAGCTTTGCACCATGCAGTCCGCTGATATTGCCGAAGTGTTGTACCTGCGGCAGCCGTTTTTCTGTCACACGAATGGCAAACGATTCAATTTCAGAAGACCAGATAGGCACAATGCCTGCCAGCAGTCCGGCAAGCGGAAAACCGCCGCTGCCGTCAAAGAGGCTGCCAAGGGTGAGCGGTCTATTCATTAGTCACCTCCAGATTATTTTCTGCTTTATCGCATGACAAAAGAAACGCCCTGCATACTGATAATTCTGCAAAGCGTTTACATTTCTCTATAACTTTACTTCGTATCCATATTGGTGCGGCAGGAACGTTGTTATATCTTCCATATTCGCCAAACATACACTCCATACCAACATTTCTTGCCTGAACTGCCTCTTGAAATGTATCGTAGTATCCAAGATGAATATCCAGCTGACTGATTTTGATTCTTGCACGATATTTCTTTCTGGGTGGATAATAACTTACTCCGCTTACACCCGATGTGTTATTTTTTTGAAGCGGTTGATTTATTTGATTTTGCTGATGTGTACAGAAACGGACATTGCATCTTCGATTATCCAATGTATCAAGATTGATATGATCCAGCTCCATTCCTTTTCTTGTACTAAAAAGCACTTGATGCAGCGGTCGACCATGGCAGTCAACGATATATATTTGCCTACCTTTTCTGCTTTTATAAGAGACATACCATTTGATATCTTTTATTCTACTGAATAAATCAGCATCAAACATGAATATCGTCCCATCGGAAAGATGACCATAGCCAATTATACCATCATCAGAAAATGTGTAATTCACATTGCCGATATCACTCACGTCCTCTCTGAGCGTCATTCACATTGCTGTCTTGAATATTCAGTTCGTCTGCTGAAAACTCATGTACTTCTGAACACGGGTACTTTACTCCGTTGCGCAGAACATACACGCCATCAGCTGAACCAACAGCAGCAATGTATCTTCTGATGATCGCTGATGCATATTTGGGATCAAGTTCTTGTGTGTAACAGATTCTGTTGGTCTGTTCTGATGCAATGAGTGTAGAACCGCTGCCGCCGAAAAGATCAAGAATGATTCCGTTTTCCTGTGATGACATACGAATCGGATATGCAATCAATGGAAGAGTTTTCATTGTAGGATGTAGCTTTGACTTTTTCGGCCTGTCAAATTCCCATACAGTAGTCTGCTTGCGGTCACCGTAGAATTTGTGCTTTGCAGTATCCTTGAAAGCATAAATTACTGGTTCGTGCCGCATTTGGAAATCCATTCTGCCGATAACAAGTGTATCTTTTACCCAGATACAAGTTGTAGAATAGTGGAATCCCGCATTAACTGTTGATTTATAAAAATTACATTTTTCTGCATCTGAATGGAAACAGTAAAATGCTCCGCCGTCTGCGAGAGATGTATATGCGTTTTTGAACGCATCCAAGAGGAACTGATAGAACTTCTCACTGTCAGACCATTTGTCATTCATAATTGTCATACCTGTACCGCCGGAATATGCACAATTATACGGAGGATCTGTAATACAGGCATTTGCTTTCTGACCGTCCATCAGCAAGGCAACTTCATCAGGTTTGGTGGAATCTCCGTAGCGAAGTCTGTGTCTGCCGAGAAGCCAGATGTCACCATTTTCAACAAATGGTTCAAACTCTGCCGCCTTATCTACATCAAAATCATCATCTTTTACATCTTCATCTGATGCAAATAAGTCCGCAAGTTCCTTTTCATCAAATCCAGTCATGGAAAGGTCGAATCCGAGCTCCTGTAGTTCCTGCATTTCAACGGACAGCAGTTCTTCGTCCCAGCCTGCGTCCAATGCCATCCGGTTGTCAGCAAGAATGTACGCTTTCTTCTGTGCTTCGGTCAGATGGTCGGCATACACACAGGGTACTTCTGCAATACCTTCTTCCTTTGCCGCCATAATGCGTCCATGTCCAGCCAGTACATTGTATTCCCGGTCGATAATGACCGGATTGACAAATCCAAACTCACGCAGAGAAGAGCGAAGTTTCAGGATCTGTTCCTTGTTGTGCGTTCTGGCATTGTTGACATATGGCACTAACTTGTCAATATCAACGAGCTGAAATTCTGTAGTTGTGTTCATTTTGATTCACCACTCTTTAAAATGTTTCTTATTTGATTCCATGCAGCTATTGCTTGCGAGGTATATCTTACACTCAAATCAACCATTTGTTCGCCATGTTCTAAAATATACATATCGGATTGACGACTTCGTACAAGATTTTCTGCAAATTGTGCAGAGAGAACAGTCGGTATTTTCTTGCCATTTCCTACTCGATTGAAATACACTTTTTCTGACCGCATTAATTTTTTTGCTTCGGAATAGATACTTCTTTGGCAATTAGGACTCTCACAATCAAAAGTCACATTGTGCAATTCGGCATCTGTATTTTTGCTAAACACACAACCCATATCAGTTCCTCTTTCTGGCGGTCAGCAGTTTTTCCATAGCATCATCAATGGGCAGTCCTGAAAATTCTGTTGAACAGTTTTCTCGTACAATTTGAAAAATTTGATACCACAACTGATTAACCTGTTTCATGTAGCTTTGACTCATAGAGACATACGGAGAAGCAATTGCGGCTCCGGTAGTTGGATGTTTTGCAAGAAATCCACACTCAGATATTACTTCTTCACACTGAATCCAGCGGCTAACTGACATGGCATATTGCATCACAAGTTCGGAGTATACGGCTTTTTCACATCCTCTTGCTTTTAGCCATCGATAGGTTTCACTATAGATTTCTTCGGCAAGAAAATCTTTTCCGTTTTTTTGCTGAGCTTTCATAAAATCCTTTACTGGCGGAACATCATCACCTATCAAAACAGAAGATTCTGGGAATTCAAGCACTGATGCAGATTGTCCATCATTGATTTTGTCAACTAACGCCTTGGATTTTCTGCCCGAACCAACTCTTGCACCACCCCTTCTTGTACCGTCTTTTGCCACTGTTTTCACCTGCCTTTTGAGAGAAAAATAGCCGAAAATGCGTAAGTTTCGGCTTGTTGCATATTTTTAGGGTTAATACCCCCTTTGAAATCCAAATTTCGTGCGTGAGAGGGGACGCCGGTCTGTAAAAAATTCACAATTAGCGATTTTTATCCCCCCACCCGGCAGCCCGCAGCCTAACCCATGTCAATAAAAATACTCAGGGTTACTGTCCTCACTTCCGGTTTTCCGGTCGTGGCAGGACTTGCAAAGAGCCTGCCAGTTGCTTTCATCCCACATCAGATGCGGATCACCACGGTGAGGAATGATATGGTCGACCACGGTCGCTGCCGTGAACCGTCCCTGTGTTTTGCACCGCACACACAAGGGATGCCGGCGGAGGTACGCCTTGCTGAGCCTCTGCCACCTGCTGCCGTAGCCACGCTTGGCGGCAGACGGTCGGTCTGGGTGCAGGGGCTGATGCTCTGCACAATACAAACCGTCTGTCAGATTGGGACAGCCTGGGTGCTTGCAGGGCTTCTTACATTTCTTCGGCATAAGGTTCACCTCCGGATACAAAGAAAGCCCATGCGGAACACCACAGGGCTTTCGGTCAGTTTTCTATGATATTATTATATCACACCTTTTTGCAAAAGTCATCCTCGATTTTACTCATGCCTTACCATAGAGAAGCAACGTCAAGTGTTGTACGGCACGATTCTTTTTGTTGTATGCAGAAGAACGCTCAATACCGAAGTGCTCGCAAATGGTATAAATGTTTTGATCTTCCCGCCAATAGAACTGTTCCAACACATACCGTTCATCCTCCGACAGACTGTCCCATGCAGGCTGAAACCATTCCATGTATTCTTTTGCCTGACGATACCGTTCCCGCAGCACGTCAATCTCACCAATGGCGGTAATGATCCGCATTTCGCCGGACTGTGGGTTCGGACTGCCGCCCGGCATATCTGTAAATGCTGGACTGCCAAGGGTTGTGGTGTCTTCATGCACCTGTGCGATTTCTTCGTCTGTATGTGCAATGATGTATGCCATGCTGCTGTAATCCTTCAGTGCGTTCACAGCGGCACTCCGTTTGTCTAAGTACTGCCAAATGATATTCATCTGCTGCCTCCAATTTCTGCTTTGACAGCTTGCATCAAAGCGGTCTGGGTTTGTTCTTTCTGGGTCAGGGCTTTCAGGATACGTTCGTCAATCGTACCCTTGGTGATGAGATGTTGAATGACAACCGTTTCGGACTGCTGACCCTGCCGCCACAGTCTGGCGTTGGTCTGCTGGTAGAGTTCCAGACTCCAGGTCAGTCCGAACCAAATTAGGTGAGAACCGCCTGCCTGTAAGTTCAAGCCATGCCCGGCAGCGGCTGGGTGCAGCAGACCAACTTGCAGCCTTCCGGCGTTCCAGTTCCGGATACTGTCAGAGGACTGGATTTCTTGATAGGAAATATTCAGCTTTCGCAATCGTTCTTGAATCCGCTCCAAATCATGCTTGAACCAGTACGCCACCAGAACGGGTTTGCCGTTGGCTGCCTCTATCAAGTCCTCCAGTGCATCCAGCTTTCGGTTGTGAATGGGAATCACCGCTCCGGTATCGTCATACACCGCACCATTCGCCAGCTGGGAAAGTTTGTTGGATAGACTTGCAGCGTTGGCGGCGGTAATCTCGCCATCCGGCAAGTCTAACACGAATTCCTGTTTCAATTGCTTGTATCGTTCTCTTTCTTGCTTAGAAAGACGAACTGGAACTTCTGTCAACAAAAGTTCTGGCATTTGCAAATAATCAATCGCTTTCATGGAAATGGTGATGTCTGAAATTTTATCATAGATTTGTTTCTCTGCCTGCGGCAATGGCTTGTAAGAATAAACCACCATCCCATTTCGTTTATCCGGCTGAAAATAGGCTGTTCGATATTGTCCAATAAATCTTCCAAGTCGCTGTCCCATATCCAGCAAACGAAACTCTGCCCATAAATCCATCAAACCATTACTGGACGGTGTTCCCGTTAAGCCAACAATGCGTTTCACCTTTGGTCGAACTTTCATCAGTGCCTTGAATCGTTTCGTCTGGTGATTCTTAAAGCCTGACAACTCATCAATCACCAACATATCGAAGTCAAACGGAATATGACTTTTCTCTACCAGCCAACTGATATTCTCACGATTCAGAATGCAAATATCCGTCTTTGTATGCAGGGCTTGTCTGCGTTCTGCGGGTGTCCCAACTGCTACACTGTATTTCAGATGCTTCAAATGTTCCCACTTTTCAATTTCTGCTGACCAAGTATCCCGTGCCACACGAAGGGGTGCAATCACTAAAACACGGCGGATTTCAAAGCGGTCAAACAACAACTCATTGATTGCTGTCAATGTTGTGACAGTCTTCCCTAAACCCATATCCAGAAGAAGTGCTGCCACAGGATGCTCCGTCAAAAACTGAATCGCATATTGCTGATAGTCGTGCGGAATGAACTTCACGGGGTTTCACCTCCGACTTCATCCAAAATGGGGCGGATCAAATCCAGACGATCCAGACAATACACGGAAAAACCCACTCTCTCAAGCTGTTGTTTTCTCCTGATTTGCAATGCCCGCATCTTGCTACCCGGAGCCTTTACTTCCACAAACGCAATTTTTCCACCCGGCATCAATACGATTCGATCCGGCACTCCATCCGTTCCTGGACTGGTAAATTTCCAACAAAGACCTCCTCTGGACTGCACCTCTTGTACAAACCGGCTTTCAATCATTTTTTCACGCATTTTAGCCACCTTTTCAAGTTTTTTCTTTTTTGGGGTGATGGTCTGTTACGGTCAATATATAAAACCCCTTTTAGGCTGAAAATTTGGTAAAAATTACCTATAAGAAGAGTTTACGAAATGACCCTCTCCGACCATCACCCCTGCCCATTATTCCAAAAATTCTGACTTGATTTTTAAGCCGTAAACGATGACACCTTTCTTGGTTCTCTTTCGTTCAAAGCCTGCATTTTCAAGCCCCGTGTAAAAGTCCGTTGTACTCCTTGTGTACTCTCCATTTCTGGCACAGTAAGCACGATATTCCTGATACAGTTCGCCTGACTTTTGCTGGTAAGTCTTATCTACCTCACAGCAGTCTTCCAGAAATGCTGACATCCAGTCATTGCTTTCCCGGTAAGCGTGAATCGCATTTTTGACGCACTGTGGAACTTCCAGTTTGAATTGTCGGTCAATGACCTGTTTTGCTCCCTCCATCACCCAGGACAGAATCGCACCGCCCGCTTCTTTCACCAGATAATCTGCAAAGTTCTTGATGTCTGACTTGCCCTCCAGCTTTGCCAGAAACGGGATTACAATCAATCTCCGCCATGTTCCGGCATCATTCGCACCGACTCTCGGCAGATGATTCGTGTATAGCACCAGTGTATGAGCAGGCGTATATCGGAACGGGTCTTTGTATTTCTTCTCTGCTTGGATTTCATCGGTCGAGCAAAGTTGCTTGATGACGGCAGTGTTCAACCGCATTCCTTCTTCCAGTTCTGCTGCAATGACCAGCCGTTTGCCTTTGAGTTCTGCCATCTCCGGCTTTACATTTCGCTTGCAGCCGACCGTCAATGCATCCGCAGACATTGTCCCACTGTAACTACCCAGCACCCGTGACACTGCATTCCAGAAGGTCGACTTGCCGTTACTGCCTTCGCCATAGGCAATAATCAATGCCTCTTGATACACTTTTCCAATCGCACAAAGCCCGCAGATTTGCTGCACATAATCCGTTAGACTCTGATCGCCGCAGAAGAAGCAATGCAAGGCATCTTTCCAAATTTCTTCTCCCACGTTGTTCGGCGAAACAGCAGTCATTTTTGTGAGGTAATCCTCCGGATTGTGCGGTCTTCCACCATTCACGCCTTTCTGCAAGTCATAGGTTGCTGTCGGTGTGTTTAGCAAGAACTCCTGACTGTCAAAATCTGCAATATCTTTCAGCAGCATCGGTTTTGCTGCTTGTAATGCCGAAGAGATGTACTTCATATCTCTGCGTTTCATGACGAAAGTTCGGTAAGTCAGGGCAGAGCGATATTCGATGTACGCTTTTCTGCTGGCATCATCCACCGCTTTTTCCAGCACCTTTCCGCCCTTGGAGATTGTTTCGGCATCTACTCCGCTGTCCAACAGCATCTTGTGTGTCATTTCCAGTGTTCGTTCCGCTTCTTCCAGCTGCTTGTCCAGAAATGCTTCGCATCTGCCGACTGCTGTCTGCTTTGACTCTACCCAGTGTGTTTGCAGATAGCATAGGTATTCCGTTGCATCTGTATAGGCAAGTTCTCCTTGTACCTGTTCAGCAAAAACTTTTGCTTGTCCAATATCGGAATAATCCTCCGGACGCAAACTGTACATTTGCTCGTACAACTCTGGAGCAATATATCCGTCCTGTTTTGATACTCTTTTTCCGAAGCTTTTTGCACTCTGCCAAATCATGTGCAATTCTGATTCCGCCAATGGTGGGTTGCACTTTTCTGCTGCCTTTTGAAACAATTGATACGCTGCCTCTGTATTGCCATAACGCTTGATCAGTTTCCCAGCGATATGACTCATTGTGCTATTTCTGGAGCCCTCTTGAATCCATTCTGTCTGAGCATCCCATTCTGCAAAAGCATCTTTTTCAAAAAATTCAGCAAGTGTCAGATTGCCTTGATACCATTCCACTTGCGGATTCTCCACGCCAAAAAAGAAATGTGCTTCGTCTAAAGCTTTTTCATCGAAATAGGGGAACTGCTCCAGAACCTGCTTTTTCAAATTCTGCCGTTCTGTTACGGACATCCCTTTTTCTGCTTCAAAATAGACATGAAACTTAGGACGTGCGATTCTGTTTCCCTTGTTTTTCATGTGATTTCTGCTATAGGCAACTGCAAATGCTACGTCTGGAAATGTCAATGCCAGTTCCAAAGGTGTAACCCAATCTTCTGGATTTTCAGAGTGGCTATTATCGCAATCAAACATCAGACAATCGCTCTCTATAAAGCTGACATTGCTTCTTTTGTCATCCGTGAATTTTGCAGAAACATGGTCAAATTGCACCGCAGACTTCAAACTTTCCTCGTCAATTACCTCTACATTCTTCGGATATTTGATATTTTTTGCGTTTTCACGGCAAGTAGCAGCATAAAGCGTAAATTTCATTTCTTTGCCTCCAGTTCTGCAATCAGCGTATTTGTCTGGCTCATAATTCCACACACTTGCTTTTGTATATCACGCAAAGAGTCCATAGTAATTACATCTCCAGACTGTTCGCCATCTTGCCCCGTTAATAAATAATCTGTCGACACGCACAAGTAATCCGCCATTTTTAACAAAAGTCTCGGTGAGGGAGCTGTATCACCTTTTAAGTACAGAGAGATTGTTTGCGGTCGAACTCCAACATGTTCAGCCAGTTCTTTTTGTGTAATTCTTCTGCGGTACGTTGGATGATGCTCCATCAATTTTTGCAGCATTTGTGGGAATTTATACATCATCTTGCATCTCCTTTAAATCTTTTGTAAAATACCGAATGGTCATATGCCGCCGCTTTGCCCATTTGATTTCCTGCTGCATACCCTCCGACCGCACAGAACCAAACACCCACAGCTGGGCACACTTTGACAGCAGTACCAAATTCATGAACATCGCTGTCTGACGATCTTCGCCCAGACTGTCATCCATGAATTGCGGAAACAGCAAATGGGGAGCGATAGGGACATAGTGGGTATCTACTGCAAAGCGGCTGTATCGTCTGGCGTTTTCGATGTTGTCATTGATGCAGCCGTGGGAATAGGGAGAACAGATGTATACCAGCGGTCGATAAGCGGCAGCCTTTTTCGCCCTGCGTTCCTCTCGTTCAATACGGCTCAGTGCTTCATAAGCAGTGAGATCGATGTACCCCTCAGCGTTATACCGATTCATGCAATACTCCTTTCAGCCGCTTCAGTGTGCAGGCATCGCAGTAAACGGCACTGCTGAAAATGTCAAAGTTTTCTGCTGTCCAGAAGATACTCAGATCAACCGGCACTTCTGCACCGCACTGCGGGCAATGGCAGTATACGTTTTCGTTGTTGATCTCCACGGAGATACTGGTGGTGTCATTCAAGTTTTCTTTGATGTAAAACATATGGAATCCTCCTAATCTTTCTTGTAAAAGCTGCATTCATATCCGTCTGCCCGAAGCAGCAGTCCTTTTGCCCAGTCTGGCGTTCTCGCCATCTGCTGACAGATCTCATCCAGCTTTGTATCTTTTGGACATTCGATAATCATTTCATCGTGAATATGACCGACAATGAAGTATTGTGATAGTGTCTGCATGGAATAGAAGAGCAGATCCCGTGCGGTTGCCTGAACAATGTTTTCGACCAGCTTGCCGGAGTAAGTCTCCAAGCGTTCCCATTTTCTGCCCGTGCCAATGCCCTCATAGGTGATAGAATCACCGACGAAGCGATTTTCACCAATGCGTGGCTTGACATATGCCAACCGTCTGCCGGACAGCAGCTTGATAAACAGAAAGCCAGATTCATAAGAGAAGTGAATGCCGTGGGTCTCTGTTTCGGTTTTATCCCGCACAGCTTTGATGGCCGCATTTTCTACATCCCACCACAACTGTACAATGTGTGGAGAAGCAGTTCGCCAGTCCGTCACAATTTGCTTCAGTTCTGCATCAGACATTTCCGCTCCACCCATGGCTTTCATTGCTCCGACCGATCCGCCGTAGCCACATGCCAATTCTGCGACCTTGCCTTTCTGCCGCAAGTGTCCGTTGATGCCGTGCTTGACTACTGGCACGCCGAAAATCTTAGAAGCCGAGGCACAGTAGATGTCCTTGCCGTCTGCGAACGCCTGCATTCGCCACGTTTCACCGGCAAGCCATGCAATCACTCTTGCTTCAATCGCCGAGAAATCTGCCACGAGGAACTGATAACCGGGCTTTGGCACGAACGCCGTCCGAATCAGTTGCGAGAGCGTGTCCGGAACGTCTTCATACAGCAGTTCCACGGCTTCCAGGTTGCCGGACTTCACGAGTTCCCGAGCCGCTTCCAGGTCGGGGAGATGGTTCTGTGGTAGGTTTTGCAGCTGAATGATACGACCAGCCTCTCGACCTGTTCGATTTGCACCATAGAACTGAAACATGCCTCTTGCACGACCATCCGAGCAGACGGCATTTTGCATGGCTTGATACTTTTTGACCGAGGATTTTGATACTTGTTGTCGCAGTAACAACACATCTCGCAAGTCCGGCGGAGCAGTTTTCAATTGTTCCTGTACTTCTTTTTTTCCCAATGATTCTAACTCCAGTCCATGTTCCGCCAGCCATTGTTTCATTTGCTGAACAGAATTCGGATTGTCCAAATCGGTCAGATTTTTCAGTAGATGCAATAGCTTGTCCTTTGTCAATGTGTCCATACGAATTGCTTGCTGCACCAACTGCAAATCCAGTTGTATTCCTCGATCGTTGACGGTCTGGTCAAGATCGTACTCTCGCCAAACAAATTCCGGCACAGGGAACCGAACAATTTTTTGTTCAATCACTTGTTCGGTTTCCACATCCCGTTTGTTGTATGCCCGAAAGACATCCCACTTCTCTGGAGCATCGGTCGGAGCATGAAACTGCGGAATGCCGTTTACATGGTCATATGGTACGCAGAAATAGCGAATCAGGGCTTTCCCCTCGGACATTTTTTGTTGCTGTAACTGTAGCACTGCCCCCACGCCGGCAAGGCTCAGCGGCAAGCCCAGATAGGCAGCTGCCACCATCGTACACCGCCATGCTTTCGGGCTGAGGTAGTTGCCGCAGGCATCCTCCTGCAATCCATAGGAAATGAAGCATTCCGGATAGTTTCGCCGCAACCAGACCGACAGGCAGACCCGTTCAAAGCTGGCGTTGAAGGCATGTTTCTGGATGCGGTCATCCGTCAGAGCGTTGAGGATTTCTTCCGGCAGCTGTTCGCCGCAGGCAAGGTCAACTACCTTCACTGGGGCATCGTCCACGGAATATGCAAAAAGCAGAATATCAAAATACGGGGAATCCGCATAGCGGTAAACCCCGGCTTTTGTAATATCCACATCACTTTTTGTTTCTAAGTCAATCATCAATTTTTGCATTGTTACACCTATTACCCACCCGAACAGATACTCCGTCAGTCGCCCACCCGACATTTTTGCTTACTTGTGATTCTTGAAATGATCAATCAGTGCAGCAACGGAAATTGCTGCCCAACAGAACATTGAAATGCACCAAAGAACCGCAATAACAACGGAAAGAATTGCCTCCATTTTTCTCACCTTCCTTATTACTAAATTGCCATTTTAGTTAATCAAGGAAATCGTCACTTTCAAGAGCATCGAAATCATCAGCAGCATTGGTATGTCCACTAAGCGGTTCACCATCCCGTACCTTCTGAATATTGCCCAAACCGCAGGCAATGCCCTTATTTCCGTTGCTGTTAAACGCATAGAATGTTACTGCAACTCTTGCATAGCAGCCACTGTAGACCTCATTCTGATCGAGAATCGGCTGTACCTGCTGGTCAACGATCTGCGGAGGAGTAGTGCTATTTGCACTGACAAAATAGCAGTCTTTGTACACTTCATCCTCCGGACGTTCTGCATCGCCATCTCTCAGCGGCAACTTCAGAGCAGCCTTACTCGGCTTCTTTCCTCCGAACTTTCCAATGCCATCTTCAATGGCAGCATCAATTGCAGTCTGAATTTTTGCAAGAGTTGCCTTATCAGACTTCGGAATCAGCAAGGAAACACTATACTTTGCAGCACTGCCGTTGATGGATTTCGGTTCCCAGATGTTTGCGTAACTCAAACGTACAGTTCCTGTAATCACTTTTGTTTTTCTTTCGTTTGCCATTTATTTTTCCTCCTGTATTGTTTCAAAATCTTTTTCTGCGGAATTCCAAGTCGGTCGCTTGTCCGAAATTGGTACAAGTGCAGGCTTACCCGGCGGTTTGTATGTGAAATCCCCAAGAATTTCATCAAACTTTTTCTTTCCGCCAAGCAGCTTTGTCATTGCGGTAATTCCCAGCAGTTCCGGTTCATTGTATGGATTTTTCCCATAGGACTTGACCTTTTCAATGACTTTTGCCTCATCGGTATACTTTCGATTCGACCGACCTTCCACAACTTTGTACCCATTCCACTGTTTGCCGGAAATTGCTCGCTGCAAAGCATATTCCTTGATATCGGATGCCCATGAAACCAATTGATCGGCTTTTTCCAATACTGCCTCGATTTCAGTATCCACCAGCATTTCCGGGGGAGCAAAGTCATACTGTGCCAGCTGAAGATTGTATTCTGCACGTTTTCGGCAAGTTGCCTTCACTTTACAAAACCGACAGTGTTCACCGGCACAGAAATCTCCCTCGCCTTTGGCTGCAAGTTCTGCTTTCGTTCTCAATTCTGTTTCTGCCCAATGCAATAGTTCAGAAATAGGCATAACGCATTCACTAACGCTCTGGATTCTGGGCTGAAATATTACCATTCGAACCTCTGCGATGTCATAAAGGGCATCAAATAGCTGCAATGCACCCAGAGCATACAGCATCATCTGCGAGTTGTGATCAGCAGATACTGCTACGCCCTTACCATACTTAAAGTCAATGACAGTTAGGACATCATCTGCAACAATCACACAGTCGCCCGTACCAAAACCGCTGGGAACATATCGGCTGAAATCCAAACGCTGTTCCACTAAAACAATCGGTTCTTGCAGATTTGCCAGCTGTTCGGCAATGTACTGAGCATAGCTGTCCGTGCAGTCTTCCATTTCTGCATCGTAGAAGTCTAAGTTCTCCGTGGGATTAGATGCCGGATTGCCAAGCAGCTTTTGCACCTTATATTCCGCCAACTCATGAGCACACGTGCCTTCCAGGGCGTAGTCTGTCACGGTATCCGGCAGGGCAGCACAAAGCTGTGCGGACGGCGGACACGCCAGCCAACGAGCACTGGATGAAGCAGAAAGCACTGCGTGTAAACGGTTTGCATGATCGTTAAGTGCCAATCTGCTTCGCCTCCTCTAACAAGACTGCATATTCTTCGGGAGAAACACCAGACAGCTTTGATGCCCCGTGTTTCTGGAGCAGTGCCTTTACTGAATCTGTAAAGCCAGAACGTGACTTTTCTGCCAGTACCGCTCGAATCTCAGAAATGGAAACTGCCGGCGTATCTTTCACAGACACCGGCTTCTGTACAGCCTCCGTATTGCCTTCTTCCGGCGGATATACCTGCTCAAACGTCTGTACTTCCCGTTCTGTCATGGTTTCCGCCATGGTTTCCAATTTGTCTGCCAATTGACGGATTACATGAATCACATCCAGTAATGTTGTAGGTTCTTTACTCATTTTCTTTGACCTTCTTTCTTAGCATTTTTGATGGGAATTAGAAACACGCCATCATGCACCACCTCCTTCCATAAATGCAGTCGAAAAAACCAGCATAAAATCGAACCCCATCATTAGAAAAATCAAAATTTTTTCTTGATTTGGGCTTTGATTTTCGCCATGCGATGCCGAATTGCCGTTTCCGATACTCCTTCTTCTCTTGCTACCTGTGTCATAGGATTTCCTTCCACGACCACTCTGCGATAGGTATCCTGCTGCTTCGGCGTAAGACTGGACACCACCTCATGCAGACGCTGGATTTCCAAGGATTCCACTTCAATATCGACAGGCTTTGCACAATGTTGTTTCACCTTTCGTTGCTTCAGATTACGATACACCTCACGGTCATCCAACTTGTGCAAAAAGTCGATGATCTCAGTGCTTACACCCTGTTCTCCCGGATGCAGTACAGCGACTGTTCCATCTGCAAAGCGATAGATATAAACGGATCTGGCTGCTGTTTTTGTTTTACGAAATTTCATATACATATACATGACTCCTTTCTGATTGATAGAAGTCAGCTTGCAAAAAAACTCAAGTGAAGTCAAGTATATGAAACAAAAATAGCCGAACAGCATATAAAACAGTCGTCTCATATACTATCCGGCTATTTGGTAGTCAAATCACTCCGTTGCTCGGTATATTATCTATCTCTTATCAGCCATGCACATCTCGGATCTGCAGGAAACTTTCACGATGTTCCGGCAGTTTGGGCATTTCAGTTCAATAATCACTGGAATTTTAGGTAGCACAGAAATATCAAAGGCACGTTTCCCACATCTCGGACACTTCATCTTATACACCTGCTCACACCTCCAATATCAGTTCACTGTATGGCAGTGATTCTGCCCACTTGTAAAATCCAAACCACTCATCCAGCTTATGATGTTTTCTTGCTTGACAAGCGTTTCGCAATACTTCGTAGTTTAGTACTACGGTTCTACGTTGATTATAACTGGACGGGAGCAGCTGAATCATTTGCCACCAGTAAATATTCTTTTTAGTTTCCAGATATGTTTCTCGTGCCTTGTTGAGGGCTTTAATCGTGTACATAAAATCTTTGAGAAATTCTGTTCCTTCTTCAGCACCATTAAACAGATGCTCGCACGAAAAGTCATCCAATGTAAATTCCTTTTCTGCAATTTTATGCATTGTAGAGCAAGAATCAGTAACCGTTCCGACTTTGTACGTATCAAACTGTTTCCACCAATAAAGAGGGGCAATTATATCACAACTCACTGTAATCATTCGCATAAACTTCCGATGATCGGTACCTGCCTTGACTAATTTTTGCATTAAAGCCATATCGTTATCCCCAATACAAAACGGATTTTTTCCCAAATCGCTCCATGCCCAGCCACAATGAGAGCAACCCAAATTGTTGCATTTGGTTGTTATGGGTTCCTTGCAATAACAACTATCCGACTTTTCCCAACTATTCATCGGATTTCGCATTCCCCGTATGGCCGCTTCCCATCCATACACCTCTGTGTTTTCGACTTTTATCATGCCAATCCCTCCATAAATGCCTCCATGACCGCCTTTGCCACTGCATCCGCTGTTTCATCAAATTGAATCAAACACCGCTTAAACAATTCAGTCTTGAAAGATGCCATCGTGCGATCGTCCATTGCACCTTTTTCCCGCAGTTCCAAAAGTTGCTCGTTCGTAAGCATTGACCATAGCAGTTCTAATGTTTCATCGCTCATTTTCAATTACTCCTTTTCGTATTCTAATTTAATCAGACGCTTTATCGCTGCTAAAGCTGTGTCAATTGCCGCAACATCAAGGCAAAAAGCGTTATCTTCTTCGTTTTCAAAATCAGCTGCAAAGCCCTCACGGTCGCAACGTAAGTCTTCCAACTGTTCGATTGCACTTATCAAGTTTTCAATTGACTGCTGGTCTTGGGTTTCAAAGTCACCTTCGTAGCCAACTGAACTTCCATCTTCGCAAATTGCAACCGCTGTTACATCATGCTTAACAGCAACTGCAGCAACAGTCATATGGATTTCTTCCAATTCGGTGCATTTGGTTCCGATAAATGACATTGATACCGCATCTGCATACTTGTCAGCAATCTCAACAATCAGCTTTTTCATGATTTTCCTCCTGATTTAGTTCCATTAGTTTTTCCATGTACCACTTTCTTCAGATTTTTGCAGGGTTTTATAAAATCAGCTCTTTAGCTCAAGCACTTCAATTCTTTTTCGACCTGATACGAACTTTTGTAAGGGCGATTTTCTCTTGTCCACCTGTCTGAATTACAGTAACAAGTTTCCAGTTTATCTTCATAAGCATAGTGCTTGACATAAATCAACGTCCAGTGATTTCCACATATCCACTGGTCAACTTCATATGTCAGATAATCCCACACATTTTCGTCTTTTCTGGCATTTTCAACACTTCCCTGAAAAAGTTTTACACACTGGTCATAAGCATTCCTTGCGTAAATGAGGACTTGTCCGCAGAATGAGGTATTATCCAACATTTCATGAAGAATCATCTTTCTTTTACCTCCTGATTTAACTCCATCAGTTTTTCCATGTACCACTCTGCCTTTTCTATATCTTCCGGTCCATTTTTCCGACTTGCACGAAAACGGTATTTATATACGTTGCACATACAGAAATGGCGAACAGCATCTACGCCAAACAATGCGATCATCTCATCAATGCACTCATACTTTCCTTGATAGTGAAATGGATGATTCACATTATCCGGACTCGGATGAAGCCCGATACTTTCCTTACACATTTTCTTATTCACCACCTTTCAGTTCTTTCTGACAGAAACCAGAACAGCATATCCCTTCGTCTGTTATCTGTATTGTTTTCTGCCCTGTATTCTCGCAAACAATGCCACCCTGTTTCTGCGTAATAACCGCAGCAGGTGTCCGGATGACTCTTGTGTTTTTGGACTGGTTTGCATATTTGCAGTTTATACAATCGTTCATTCTGCCTGTCCCCATTCAAAAATTTCTCCAGTTGGTTTCTCATTGCCCCACCGCAATTTTCCATCTCTTGTTGCAAACCAGATATTTTCTTTCGGAATCATTCCGAAAATCCCATACAACGCTTTTTCAATCTCACTTGCATTGTTAAAGTCACGAAATACATTCAACTCTGTCGGACGATCTCCGGTTCGATCTGTCAAATGATGCTCTTCGCAAGCCTGCAAAAAGGCATCAGTGTTGGAACTGTTCGTCTGTACCCATACGTCACCGGAAATAAACTTGTCCCAATCGAAAGCAGTTTCCGGTGCAGAACCCATACAATCAAGCAGCCGTTCCAAAGCCAATTTTGCACCAAAGGCAAAATCAAAAGCATCCTCCGGACAGCACCTTGCAATGCTTGCGTTTACTTTCTTGCCGTTAACATACTGTGTAGCCAGCACTGCGTTCCCATTTTGCAAAATGACAACCTTTGTTTCTTTTTCAATCTTCATTATTTTTGCTCCTTTCATTGATTGGAAGGGAATCTCTCACGCTTATCCAGCCCAATCTTCTATCCCTCCATATATGCCATACTTTTTTCGCAAATCATTGCAGTACCTTTTCAAATCGATGGCATTCATCGTCAATGCAGCGTAGTACGGCGTAAGAATTTCACGCTCAATCGATCGAATTCTACCGATAGATTCCGGACTACCGTCATACTTTTCCAATGCTCTCCGATAAGCAGAGAATTCACTCCTCAGAATTTCTGCAGCCAAGCGAACATATCCATTGTCAACGGAACCACAGCTTTCCTTTGGGTCACAGTTGACGGGAGTTTCAATTCTCTCACGTTTTAGTTTCTCACGATACTGTTTTTGGTAGGAAAGTACCTCTTTCCGTCTCTGCTGGTATCGTTCTTTGCTACGTTCAGATCTGCAAGCTGCACAAATACGATGAATTTTTCTCCGTTCACCAGTTTGTTTGTTGCGGTCAACAAACTCCCAGAGTGGTTTTTCTGCACCGCATTGTCTACAGATTCTATTCATGTTGTAACCGCCTTTCTGCCATTACAGCAGTTCCTCATCCAAATCAATACCATACTTTTCTTTCAAGTATGTAAGACAGTCCAGCGTAGAATACTGATGGTTCAAAATCCCGACCCCGTCCATTAGCTTGAAATGGTCTTTTACGCCATCCAAAACAGACCGCAGTCGCTTTTCTCCAAATCCGAACTCTTTATTGAGTTCCACCATACAAACGGACATAAACTGGGGAAGAACATCTTGAATTACCGATTCATAAATCTGATCTTTCTTTTTCTGATATTCTTCCTCAACCCTTTGACGGATTTCGCTTTCTCCGATTGTGATAAGCCTTGCTTTCATTGTCCTTACGCTCCTGTTCCATTCTGCCAAGTTCCCGGTTCAGCTTATAGTCAATCATACTGTTCAGTGCATCACCGTAGCCATCTCGGACAAGGTAAATCCGGATTTGCTCCAAGGTAATCAGCAAATCGCCGGTTTCCTCCACGAGATGATTCATTTGCAACGAATTTCCGGGATACCGTTTGATTTTCTGAGCTGCTTGAATGAACTCTGCTGCCTCCTCAACCGTCTGCTCCAGCTGCCTTTCAAAAGTTCTGGCATCTGTTATTTTTGCAATTACGTGCATCTGTTCCGTTGTCATTTTTATTCATTCCTTTTCTGAATTCTTGATACTGTTTGGCGTAAGCCTTTCTCCGAATCCGCATGCAAGCACCGCAGAACCTGCGGTCAGCTTTCACATGAATCAGAGGCTTGCCACACATTTCGCACCGTTTATCCGCCATTATATACGCTCCGGATTCAGTTTCTGCACGATTCCGCCAGTGAATCGATTGACAAGCGTAATGTAATCTGAAGCCGAATTCCATCTTGCTACAAACCACTCGTTCGGATCAAGATGCAATTTCTGATACATAATAATTTTTTGCCTGCGTGTTGGTTTCTTTGATTTCATATCTCTCAACTCCCGGTTTTATCAAAGGTTCAGTAAAGTCCGCCAAGGGCCTCTAAGAATTCTCGGTTTTCCGATAGCCATTCGTTGGTTCGCTCTGCATTTCGATAGCCATGGTGTTGCTGGCTTTGATTTTTTGCTTTCTGCATATCCTGCTGACACCACCGAAACAGTGTTGCATAATGACTGCGGTAGTGCTTTCCAGTCGATGCCATGTAGCTGGATAAGCTGCTGATTGTCTGCGGCAATTGTGTTCCATACAGTTCTGACAGTCGAGCATATTCGTTCTCTGTCAGCTGAACATTCTGAAAATCACCGAATGTTTGCTTTTCCGAGCGTGCGTCCCCCTCACATAATTCAAAACCTATTGATTCTCTTGTAGTATTATACGGTCTGGTTTTTTGACTGGGGGCATTCCTCTTTTTTGGCTGAGGGCATTTCGTTTTTTTGACCGGCTGGGTAAATTTTTTAGGCCTTTCAGCCTTTGTTTCAACATTCTTTCCACAGCCGCTTTCCACTTTTTGTGGAGAAACACGCTGTTCGATTGCGGTTAAATTTACCCGATAATGATTTCGCAAACCACCGTCATCATCCCTTGTCTGACGTTTCAAAATATACCCCAGTTTTTCAAGCTTGTTCAGGGCATTCAAAACCGTCTGCTTGGTGCATCCAGTCGTTTCAGCAAGGTAGGCAAGACTGCCGGAGCATTCATTTTCACCGTCTTCGGAAAAGCCATAGATCACTGCGTACAGCTGTAAAGTTGTCCCTTTCAGCTTTAGCCGGTTAATCATCCAGCCGTAAACGGTATAGTAATTTCCGTCTTTCATCTTTCCTCATCCACCTTTCTGATTTGGAGTAATTCCACTCGTTCCTCATTCAGCAACTCATGAAACCGTTCACGAGCATCCTTTTCATTTTCTGCGAGTACCGTATAGATTCGCTCTACTCCCATGTCCGAAAGATAGCAGCAAAATTCATACTTTTCTGTAGCCCGCACAATAACCCTTTTGTTGTTCTCCATAGTGATTCACTCCTAACATTTATTTTACTTTTCAGGATGAAAAGTAAGTTGGATGTCGCTGATACGCTCAACGACTCAGAAGCGTGTTGCAATCGCTATTGTTGTAAGTACGCACTGTGACTGGCAAATGCTCTTTTGGCAAGTCACATTTTTACTGGGGTCGCACAAGTATAACGCACTTTCTTTCTGATGCTCTTTCATGGTTTCAATCTCCCTAACTGCAATCTTTTAACGATTACTGCCTAAAATTTAACGATTGCTCTTAAATTTTAACGATTGCTTTTTAGCAAGCATGGCTGGAAAATAAAAAATGCCTGTCCACGCAACGAACTGAATCGTTACGTGAACAGGCATTTGTCAAAAACCAACGTATTTTCGGCACTTTTTACTTTATGGCATGAAAAAAGCACTTAACCTTTTGTATCAAAGGTTAAGTGCTGTTATGGAAAAACACTTAACCTTTGATACAATCATGCACTCCCTTTGCAAGGGGTGTGCAAACAGTACCGAAAAGGTGTGCAGTGGGTAACCACTGCCTTTGACAAACCCGGAACACCGGATTCATTCGTTTTGCTTGTAATCTATATTACACTATTTTTCTCGCAAAGTCAAGACAAAAAAGCAGATTTGTGTAATGTTACAAATCTGCTTTTCGTTTTATGTGAAAAATTAATAATGCTGCGATTCAGAATCAAACTGTTATTTCAGTACCGTTTTTAAACCGAAATTGCAATTCTCCCTTTTCACAGATGGTCAATGTTTCAATCACAGTAAGCCACACGTCCGAACTGAAAACCTTAATCGGCTCTTTTCTCTTTTTTATCTGCTCCATGAAATCTTGGATCACAGTAGTTTTATTTATGCGATCTAATTTTTCAGCCTGCAATTTCTGATATTTTGCTTTCAACGTCTCGTACTCCCGCTCATAGGATTGGTACTCCAGCGTATATTCTGGCTGCTTTTGAACCGTTCGACTATTGATCACAACCATTTCTCTTATGTTTTTTGTGATCTGCTTTTCCTCATCATCCAGAACACTCATTTTCGCATCCAAATCTGAACAGTCTGAAAAAGCACGCAGCAACATCTCGCAAAGACTCAAAACGCTCCCTTTATCAGTAAGCAGCTGATTATAGGCTTTCAAAAAGCCTTGCTTTATCGTGTCCTCATCAATATGCGGCGTTTTGCAATAACAATCATTCGTATATTTCTTGTTGCATCGCCATATCACACGTCTGTAACGGCTGTTAGAGTGCCAAACCTTAGGACCGTAAAAACCGCCACACTCGCCACAGACGATTTTGGCTGTGAATATATTGCCGCTGTGATAGCGTTTTCCCAGTTCTTTTCTCCTTGCCATTTCCGCCTGCACCAATTCAAATTCCTCTGGTGGAATAATAGCCGGGTGGCTCTCTTCCACATAATATTGAGGAACCTCACCCTCATTCACTTTGGTCTTTTTCGTAAGAAAATCCACAGTAAATTTCTTTTGCAGCAGAGCAGAACCCTTGTATTTTTCATTGGTCAGAATGCTTTTCACCGTACTAAGATGCCACTGTTCCTTCCCAGATGGTGTCGGAATGCCTTTTTCAATCAAAATACAAGCGATTTTATATGGCGTCATGCCCTCCATAAACCAGCGATAAATACTGCGAACGGTTTCTGCCTCCTCCGGCACAATTTCCGGCAAGCCATCTGCTCCTTTTCGATACCCCAGAAAATGCTTGTATGGTAGACTTACTTTCCCATCGGCAAAACGCTTTCTCTGCCCCCAAGTTACATTCTCCGAAATGGAGCGGCTCTCCTCCTGTGCCAGACTGGACATAATGGTGATCAACAGTTCACCTTTGGAATCCAGCGTGTAAATGTCCTCTTTCTCAAAAAACACCTCCACGCCTTTTTCTTTCAGTTTTCGCACCGTAGTCAAGGAATCTACGGTGTTTCGTGCAAATCGGCTGACTGACTTGGTGACAATCAAATCGATCTTACCGTCCAGAGCGTCTGCCACCATCTGATTGAATCCATCACGATGCACTGTGCTGGTTGCACTGATGCCCTCATCGGTATAGACTTTGACAAACTCCCAGTCCTCACGCTCTTGAATATACTTGGTATAATAATCGACCTGTGCCTCGTAGGAAGTGAGCTGCTCCTCAAAATCTGTAGAAACACGTGCATATCCGGCAACTTTTCGCCTTACTTTCTGCGTTGTCGGCTGGTGCGTTTGTAGACTGATTGTTGGCGGTATTACAGTTACTTTTCGACCCATTTCTGATTCCTTTCTCGTGCGGCTTGTTTCATTTCCTCTGTCCAGCTTTCTGCCCTTGATGGGTATTTCCAATGCCGTATATCAGATGTTCCATCGTGAAAGAAAAACTGCACCTCAAACGGTTTCGGAATCACAATGTGATGAATGTTATCTCGAAATACAGCCGCATCAAATTCATCCAATTTAAGTACATCACAGATTAGAGCATATAGAATTGATTCCGGAATTTGCTTTGAACCGGGGCAGTACTTTTTTCCTCGCCTCAAAAAAGTGGCACACATCCAGATGATTCCCTGTGAAAGTTGTTTTCGTTGATAGTTCTTTCCGCATAATCCACAGGTAATAAGACCACTAAGCGGATAACGGTTTGTAGCACCATCATGGGTGTATTGCTCATGTCGCTGAGCCAATATAGCCTTTGCTTTGGCAAACGTTTCAAGGTCAATAATTGGCTCGTGGGCTTCCTCTACATAATATTTTTGAAGTTCTCCCTGATTTTTCGTTTTTTTCTTTTCGATATGGTTATTGCGATAGTACTTTTGGAGCATGAGATTTCCGATATATTTTTCATTTGTCAGAATTTCACGAATTCTTGGGTTTGTCCATAGGTTTCCTTGTCGAGTTGGTATTCCCATCTCGTTGATCTTATTTGCGATTCTCTGTTGTCCCATACCGGAAATATAATCTGAGAAAATCATGCGAACAAGTTCTGCCTCATTCGGTTCGATTTCCAAGACTCCCTCTGCATTTCTGCGATAGCCCAAAATCGTAATACTACCGATTTTTCCGATTGAGAAATCCTTTCGGATTTGCCATTTTCGATTTTCACTGGCTGAATAACTCTCCTCCTGTGCATAGGATGCCAGAATGGAAAGCATCAGTTCGCCGTCTGAACTCATGGAATGAATCCGCTGTTCCTCAAAATAGACATCAACGCCCAGCGATTTCAATTCCCGTACCGTTTCCAGCAGGGTAACCGTGTTTCGTGCAAAACGAGAAATAGACTTTGTCAGAATCAAGTCAATTTCTCCCTGTCTGCATCGGTTCAGCAACTTTTGAAACTCTGCCCGGTTTCCTTTTGTTCCGGTCAACGCCTCGTCTGCATAAACACCGCAGAACAGCCATTCCGGATTGCTCTGAATCAGCTGATTGTAGTAACTTACCTGCGATGATAGAGAATGGAGCATGGCATCCTTTCCGCTGGATACTCTGGCATAGGCTGCTGTCCGTTTCAATGGAAACTGCTTTTTCTGCGGAAATACAACTTTTTGTATCACTCGTGCCGTGATAACCTCCCCCTTTCCGATGACATATTACCGTATGATCGGACGAGAGTCAAGGAATATACTGCACGAGTTTATGCCGCATTCCTTGGCTAAGATGCCATGCACACGCCGATAATCTTCTTCTGTTATTTTTCGTTCAGCAAGAAGCGTTTTCAAAATTTGCACCGCTGCTTTGTACTGCATGATCTTGTCCCAGACTTCTTCTTGATTTGCCGTAGCAGCTGCGTGAGCAGTACTTTCTGTTTTTGTTGCCATAACTTACAAACACCTTTCCACAAAATTGACAGGTACAATCATAATTTGCTTTCTTATTCAGCTTTTCTGAATTGGCATACCACCATTTCAAGCGACACGCATCTGAACAGAACTTCTTTTTTCGATGCTTGGGTGTCATCACCAAAGCAGCACCACAACAAGGACACACTGCTGTTTTTCGCCTGCAATAAGAGGCGATTGTATTTACAGACACCCCAAGAATGCCAGCAATTCTTTTATAACCGTTTCCTTGCTCTCGCAAAGTGTCAATTTGCTCCTTTTGACCCTGCGTCATTTCATCTTCCTCCCGTATCTAAATTTTGTAGTGGCCCAGAAAGGCTCACCATCATAAATACAGTCGAAAAAAGGGTCGAAAAATCGAACCCCCTCTTGAAAATTCAAATGAACGCAAAAAAAAATCCCTGCACCGGAGTTTTTCTCCGAATGCAGGGATTTCTTCTTGCCAAATAGGACAAAGCGTGATATAATAGTTGTAGCAGCAAAAGGCGGTGGCAAGTCCGCCCTTTGTTGTTTTGGTTCAAGGTCGGTTGGTTTCAATCGACCTTATTTCTTTGCCTCTTTAATGACCTCGTCAATCAGTTCAAGGGCTTTTTCTTTGTTGTCACTCTCCAAAAGTGCTTTGATGGAAAGCAAAAGCGTCAAAAGTTCAAGCCGTGTCATGTCCTCTTTCATGCTTCCTCCTTTCTCGTCTTGCCCCGGTATTCGTGGCTAGGTTCTCTCCTAATCCACTGTACACAGTATACCATAAGTTAAACCTATAGTCAAGACAATGCGGAGATGTTTGTGACTATACACAAGCGGCTTTTTGGTGATTTGTGTAGTTTATGGTTTACAACTGCTTTTCAGCCGGATGTGTTGTAATTAATTTGCTATAGTCTGTGTCTAACATAATTTCTTTTATTTTACCATCGACTATCTCTAAGAAATTAACCCCATTTATTATTGATTTAAAATCATTAAGATTAAAATCAATAATAACATACTTTTCATCGTTATTTTCTTTTGACATATATAATTTTCTTACAAGACCAGAAGAACACGCCCATTTCCTTCCGGACAGTCCATAATAAGAAAACAGGATTCCTAATTTAATAGACCCACTCACCATCAAACTATAGAATTTTCCAACATAAGTGACACTAACACAGCTACTATAATTTTTACATTCACCTAAAAAATGCTCGTAGCGTCGGTCAATATATCCATGGCTTAGCAAAAACTTTCCTTTGGGCTTTAATGTAATAAATTGATCTATTTCATTAGTGTTAGTTTTTATGTTTCTTTCAACAGTAAAAATGTCTCCAGAAATTTCAAGTAAATAAGAAACTAATTTTTCTAAGCTATCTCCTTTATCAACTGTTTTGATGCCGCTTTTCCCATTTGATTCAATAAATTCTTCTAATAAAATTTCGTATTGTTCCATTTGTTCAGCATTAATTTCAGCGATTTTTCCATATCTTCTTTCTTCATTCAATGAATTAAAATACTCAACAATTGAATCCTCGTTTATCATTCAGTCACCACCACAAAAACCACACGACAATTTTCCAATGCAAACAATGTTCTTTGACAAGTATCACATTCAAATTCATCAGGAATCTCATTCATTGTTTTTTTAAGTAAGCCTGTCGAATGCTGACAATCAAAACAATATAATTCATAGTATCTTTCTATTAAATCCTGATCCTCAAGCAAATTTAAGATAGAATAAGCCGTTTTAATATCGACTTGTAGTTTCCTTTTCAATACACTTGGATATATCCACATATCTTTCTTATAGTAATTCAATAGGTTGGAAACTTTTTTAGAATCTACATTATTTATTAATTCATTTTGATTAATCAACGCTTCTATTTTTGCTAATGTACTTTGTAACAAAATTCATCCGCTCCATTCCAACAAGTACATCACTGTACATGTGCTGTAGTAAACAATAACCTTGCTGGTGATAATCGAAAATAAATTTGACTTTGATATTTCTGGTTTTTATTTCATTCTCCCAGACAACTTGAATCCATTCATAGTCCGATAATTCCTCATTCTCAAATAAAAATTGATTTAGATCCTCATTCAATAGAGGTATTTTTTCTATATCAGATCTATGCTTTTCAATTAATTCTTTCAGTTCTCCGATAATCGGCATCACATAGTCTCTATTCTTGCCAACATCAAGTTGAGCATTTCCACCACTGGGTAAATTTTTATACTCAGCCATCAATTTTACACTTTTATCATTTGAACTACGAACGGTGTTTATAATAAAATCTAAATCCATTGCGTTCAGTTCAATCCCAAATTTTAATTTCAAAATTTCTAAAATATCCGAAACCAAATCAATATATATTGTTTGTGCTTTTTTGTCAGAAATAAATTGACGTTTTAACCCATCAAATCTAATTTCCACAATTTTATCGTTCTTATGAAATACAACTAACATCGGATACTTTACCAGCATTTCCTCATTATTAAATGTATCATATGCAGAAAAAGCACGAGAAAACTTCACAATAAAGCATTCATCATTAAAATATGTAAAATATTCATCTGAATCATCTATCGACTCAATTGTAGAAACTGTACCTTTAGGAAATAGAACTTGAAAATCCACATCATTGAAAAAATTAGAATTTTTAGTTTCGAATAAGATAGAATATTTATAATCTTTTTCAAACTCCCAATTTTCAAACAGCTTAACAGCATTCATATCGTTTTCTAAACAATACTTAATCTGATTAGTTAGTCTTTCTTCATCACTACTATAAGTTTTAGAATCATCAAAGCTATCTTCATCGAGTTTCTTTTCAAATTGAACCCCACCACTTATAAATAGTCGATTGATTTTTCTCTTGACCTTTGATGAATATCCATCTACTGTTCCCTTTAAATACAGAATGTAATTTTCGGACGTCATTAAATTGTTTCCTCCTAGATAACAATGCAGCTTTCATTTAGTTAGTATAATTATAACCGAAAACGAAGTTGTAATTCACACTTAACGATTCAACTTTATTATACCACGCTTTTTTCTGACAGTCAACACAAATAGTGACCTACAAATAGCTTTTTTGAAAATTTCAAATGAACATTACAGTTGTGTTTCTCCACGCAAAACGAAAAAAAACGCTCCTGAACACCACGTTCAAGAGCGTTTTTTACTACCTATAAACGGTGTTTCACCGCTGTTTTATCCGTTCAATTTCTCGTCAATACTGGCAACGTGCCGCAAGATCTGTTTGAGTGTGTCATTATTGTTAGTGTCTTTTTCCGTGTCCTCATTCGGCTTGTCTGTGGCAGTTGTTGCATTTTTTGAAAATCCATTCAGCCCAGAAGCCTTGATGATCGCCGGATAATCCTGATACGCATAGTCCAGATCCACCTCGCCGACAATACCGGAAACACTGCCTTTCCAGCTGTACTGCCACAGCCCATAATTCCCGGCATAGGACGATCTGCTCACATCCACATGAGACAGAAACACGTCATACCGGCTCTTTATATCGTCCCTGATACAGCTTTCCAGAGCCGACTTGAACGTATAAATTGCCGCATAATACCCGGCAGATTCCAACGCACTGCAAAACGCCTGACACAGGGCATCTGCATTTTGCAGACTTGCCTGTTCTTCAATGTCAAAAGCAATAGGATACTCGAACTGTTTTCCAGCCAGAGCAGACAGGCACACAGCAGCCTCCTGCTCCGCTTCTTCGACAGTTTTGGCGTAGCTATACCAGTATGCCCCGACAGGGATTCCAAGCCGTTTGCACTCGCTGTAATTTCTTTCAAATTGTACATCGACCTGGCTGGATTCTTTCCCGAAACCTGCCCGTAAAATCGCAAAATCCACCTGCCCGGATGCTTTGACTTTTTCCCAGTTGATCACGCCCTGATGCTTGGAAACATCAATCCCTTTTGCCATAATTTCAGATGGTTGCGGCTGTGCTTTTGCAATGCCGAAATAGCGGTAGAAATCGCTTGTCACCGTGTTTGTGCCTTTGATTTCATCACCATACCATTTTGCCCCTGTTCGCACATCCAGATGCACCGAAGTATAAGCACCGGTGATATTGGCAATGCCGCTGAAACCCAAATCCTGAGCCTTACAGCACACCGTCTTTGCTGAAATTATGTTGCCAGACTTATCGTAGCACACCACGTCTGCCGCTGTGCCTTTGGTGTGCTGCCCGGTACTCGTACCGCCTACCGCTTTATCATGCTCAGGACAACGGTAACCGCTGTTGACGATGATCTTGCCGCAGTCCAATGCTGCATACAGCTGTTCCAGCTTGCTCACCAATTCATCCGAAATCGAAAAGTCGTGGCTTTTACCGCATTTACAACGGAATTCACGAGCGTTGAAGTGCTCAGTCAGTTGGGTGTTGTCCGTTGCTGAAAAACTCTTTACTGTCATATAAAACGACTCCCTTCTACAAAAAAAATACTTTTGAAAAAATCGAAAATTCGCTTGACTTTTCCACGAAAACGTGGTATAATGTAATTAAAGAAAGGGGGAAAGCAAATGCGGACAGGCGAATTAAAAAAGAAACTTCGCAAAGCCGGATGCTACAAAATCCGAGAGGGCGGAAACCACGAAATCTGGTACAGCCCCAAAACAGAAACAGCATTTTCTGTTGGACGGCATGACGGACAGGAAATCGCAACCGGAACCGCAAACAAAATCCTGAAGGATGCGGGGCTGAAATAAGCCCCGACCCTACGGGGTTTTCAAAATGGCAAGAAAGCGAACCATTCGCTTTCCTTGTCAACTTTTCAAATCCGCATTTGTACCCCCATTCAAAAACAAAAAGGAGCTGGTAAAATGGCGAAATACGTTTACCCTGCAGTCTTCACAAAAGAGGAAAACAACGCTTATTCGGTTGACTTTCCGGATGTAGAAAACTGTTATACGTGCGGAAATTCTTTGGTGAATGCAATGGAAATGGCATCTGATGTCTTGGCAATGATGCTGTGTTTCAGAGAAAAGGAAAAGAAACCAATTCCGGTCGCTACTCCGATCAAAGAAATTCAAACAAATGCAGACAGCTTTGCAACCTTGATTCTTTGTGATACGACCGATTATCCTCTCGTGGAGTGTGAGCCGAATGCAGAATAACATCAAGAGAATACGGGAACAGAACGGCATTACTCGAAAAGAGTTAGCCGCTCTTTCCGGCGTACACTATAAGAAAATTACAGACTACGAAAACGACTACATCAAATTTGAAAATATCACAATCGGGAATCTGAACCGTATTGCAACTGCCCTCGGTGTTACACTGGATGAACTGTGTAGAGAAGATTCCGAAAATCAGTAAAACAACTACTATAGAAAAATGCGGTATGCCAAAAACGACATACCGCATTTTTCATTCTTTTTCTTCTTTCTCGGATTCTAAAGCTTTTCGGAGCAAGCGTTTGATTTCCGTCTGCAAGGCTTTTCCCTCTAAGGCATCCAGAATATCCTTATCGCTTTTTCGATTCAGCTTCAAACCAATGAAACGTGTATTTTGCTTATCATACTTTTCTTGGGGTGTCAAAAAACCACTCCTAAAATTTTTTCTTGCCAATTCGGGCAAAACGTGATATAATTGTTGTAGCACGAAAAAGCGGTGGCAAGTCCGCTCTTTCTGTGTTTCCGTTGCCGACTGTTTTTCAGTCGGCTTTTTCTTTTAGCCCTGAAGCATCTGTTTCAGCTGTTCAATAATGGCTTGCTTTTCAGCTTCGGTTTTCGCATCCTCTAACTGCTTGATTAAAAGCATAATAAAGGATTTGAACTGCAAATCCGTCATTCCCATTTCCTCCATATGTGCCTCCTTTCCATATCCGCTTGCCCGGTATTCGTGGGTGGTTTCCCAATCCACTGTAATCATTATACCATAGGTTTAACCTATAGTCAAGGATTTTTTCTGGAAAGTGTGATATTTGTCGGAGTACACAAATTCGGTGCTGCTTTTTGTACGATAGCAATACCGTTTTCAATTGTCAAACAGCAACGTTAGTCCTTGATTTCAGGTAATCCAGCCACGCTGGTCAGTACAGATAAAATGCCCGCCAGAAGTGCGGTACTGCCAACTACAAGCCAATTAACATCCTGCATGGTTGCTGCCACACCAACGGTCGCTATTGCTGTCTGAGCAATGGTTTTGATTGCCCGAATAACAGCAGCTTTCGTCCACTGTTTCCAATCTCTTTTCATACGGTTTCTCCTTTCTCGGTTGGCAGTGCCATGAATTCCTCGTGCAGATGTGTCATCACACCATTGCCACCGAGTTCATGATACTGCCGGTACATATTTTCATAGTTTTCTTTTGCATAGATGGGTGCAAATCCTGCATCAATGTACTTGTTATAGCAATGCAACATCCGATCTCGGAGCAGGGCTTGCACACCGTATTCCAGTGCCTTTTGTCGGGCATCCTGTTTTTGCATGCGATTTAAAATCGACCTTGTACCGATGCCAAGAATGCCCGTTGCAGACAGCACAGAAATCGCAATGGTGATAATCTCTCGAATCACACAGCTTCCTCCGTTTCTTTCACATCTTTCGTTTCTTTCTCTTCTTTCACATCGTAATCACCAGAAAGCAAAACGAGCATCTCCGGTGTCAAGTCACCAGATGCAAAAATCTGATACTGTCCATTTTCAAGCTGCACTGCTTGAATTTTTGCATTGCCCCAGTTACTTCGTTGGATTGCTTTTCCGACTTTCAGCTGCTCTACTGCCTCAATAATATTCATTGTATTTTTCCCCTTACAAAATTGTGATAGATTGAATCAGCGGGTGGCTGTTGTTGCTCCGCCCTACCCACACCAAATAATAAGTACCTGCAGTTACGCCCTCGCATGGGGTCAATGTTGTGATGTAGTCCGTGCTGTACAGCCACTGCAAAGGCAGGTCAATATAACTTCCCTCTGTTTGTGCTTTTTCTAAAATATCTGACGCAGTTCCAGTATCTGACTGTACTAATCGCATGATGCCAGTTTCCGTACTATACGCATGAAAACGAATTGCAATTTGCGAAGCAGATGTAATCTTTAATGGTGTTGTAGAACAACTATAGCAACTGTAATCCCACCCGAAAACGTCCGTGCCATAGTTCAGTGCATAGTTGTTTTTTTCGCTACAGAATGCGGAATGCTCAGTTACGAAATCTGACAAGCCATAAACCACGTCATTATAGGACAGATAGATTCCTTCTTTGTGATTTGCATCATACACAATCGTTTTTTCGGTCGATGATCCACTGGGTATCAATCCTACTTTCTGAACAAGCAAATTCAGCTTTTCATCTGCGGTTGCAATGATACCATGGGAAACCAAATGTCCTGCCAGCAGGTCACGCTGGTGGTTGATTGCTGCGATATACTGTGCAATTGTTGCCATTACTCCGTCACCTCCACAATATCAGCCAATGCAGTCTGAATATCTCCCAAAGACTGCTGAAGTGCATAGATCTGTGCAGGGAAAGTATCATGGATATTTGTAATGTCCGCGGGACTGATACTGTTCAGACTTATTATATTGGTATGAATGTGCTGTGCCGACCAGAGTGCCTTCCATTTTACATCTGTGATTTCATTTAAGGTAGTTATATTTTCGTGGGTATGCGATTTATCTTCCAGATGCGTGATGGACAGCGTATGCTCCTGCAAGGTATACGTCAGACTGTCGGACAGCTCCTGCACCTTTTCGTCCACATAGACCGTCTTTGCGTATGGGGTGAGGTCTACTGCCGCACCCTCTGTTAATGTCACTGTAGTTGTACCATTTTTATCTGTAATGGTGATTGTGATAACACTGCCATCCTTCACAACATTCGCAATCGGGGAAAAGCCGTCTTTACCGGCTACGCCAGCATCTCCCTTTTCACCTTTTTCGCCTTTTGGACCTTGTTCTCCCTGCTGACCAGTTTCACCCTTTTCGCCCCGCTCGCCCTGCAATCCGGTGTCACCCTTTTCACCACGCTTACCAGTATCACCTTTTTCACCTTTCAAGGATAAAAGCCATTTTTCCTCGGAGTCTTCGTAGCCATGCTCCACCGCAATTGCATATGCTGATTTTCCATTTGCACCATCTTGACCGGGATTTCCTTTGGCTCCTGTATTGCCTTTATCACCTTTATCGCCTTTCAAGGAAGAGAGCCAATCTGATTCAGAGCCTTGATAACCCTGTTCTACTGCAATTTGATATGCAGATTTACCGTCTGTACCGTTTGCACCATTATGAAGCGCTGCAGAAGTTTCACCATCGGCATCGACAATGGTAATTACAACACCAGACTCCATTTGCTCCGCCCTTACTTTTGGGGAAAATCCGTCTTTTCCATTTTGAAGCCCAGCAGCCTTTTCATCCAGTTTTTTCAAAAGCTGCGTATACAGGTCTGAAGTTGGCGGAATTGGCGTATCCCCATCTGCGACAAAACCGGACGGTCGAATGTGAAGTGTGACGGGTACCGTTGTTGCACGCAGTGTAGTATCGCTTTCTGCATCGTAGCCAAATAAACTCATCTTTACTGCACCGGGATGCAGTTCAGACGGCAGCAAACAGGTTGTTCCTTCTGTGCCAAGCACCACGTTGTATGTTTCTTCGCACTGGGTGAACTGCACCACCTTGTGCAGCGTTTTCCAAGCACCATCAAATACAAATCGAACCGAAACAAATGCAATCTGGTCAGAAGCAATGACCTCTCGCTCCAGTGCTTCGATTTTTTGCTGTTTCACTAAGAATTTCA